TGAAGCGCAATCGCATTTAACGAATGAACCGATAAAACCGTTATTAGCAACAACCGTTGCAACTTCTTTACCTAACTTGTTAATATGGTTTCTAAGAACTTCATTAACATAGCTGTTTTGATAATCGGCGCGGCTTTCTTTGATACAACGAATCAGTTCATCATCAATCTTAATTTTCTGTGAAACTGTTTTGTTAGTAATTTCAATTTCATCATAAAGCGGCTTAACTACATCGCCGTCTGTTGGGCAATATTCAAGTGAAGTAGCGTTAGATTCAGAAAGACGCGGGAAAAAACGGCGTGATACTTTGTACACTTTACCGTTACCTTGTTCAACGGCTTGAACGTTGCCAAGTTTAACTTGTGATGCTGATTTGTTAGCAGCAGAAACAAGCAATTGCAAAAGACCGATGTTTGGAGATGGCATAGAACGCATGCCGCTATTATTATTTAGCGATATGTCTATAATTTTCCACGCATCAGCGAGTTTTATAGTTGACATTTATTGTAATTTAATAATATAAAAAATTGTTTTTTGTTTGGCATTTTCCACGCTGCCGTGCGTTCTGTTTTTTTTCTGTGCCTTAGCACCCTATTTTGTGAGAGGTCGTTACTGCAAAGATAAGATGTTTTAAAATAAATAATTTTATAAATTTTTTATAGAATGTTTTGTAGTTTAAAAACAGTTAGTAATTTTGTGACATTATATAATTATAGTTCTGGGCGGACTTATTAAACCCATATTTATTATGAATACATTTCAAAGCGAACCAATGGTAAAAAACCACGTTCAAAAAAGCGAATTAGTAAACATGGTTTACAAAACAGATGATTTATCAATTTTTAAAACAATTGATGGAAATAGAGTTCCAAATTTGCAGCACATTAAAAGATTAGCAGATTCTATTAGAGTTTATGGAATGAAATGCAATCCTATTTTGATAAATGAAAAAATGGAAGTTATAGATGGTCAGCATCGTTTAATGGCAGCAAAAGAAGTAGGTACTTTTGTTTATTACATAATTTTAAATGGCTATACTTTAAATGAAGTTCATACTTTAAATTTAAATCAAAAGAATTGGACTAAAAAAGATTATATGGAAGGTTATGCAAACATGGGCATAGAATCATATATTAAGTTGCGTGATTTTTGTAATAAAAATCAAGATTTACTTTTTACAGATTGTTTGTCTTTGTGTTCTAATGTTTCAAGTTCTGCAACTTATGTTTTATCGAATAAATTTAGAAATGGAAGTAATAAAATTATTAATACAAAACAAGTTTTTGAAGAAGGTACATGGATTGGCAAAGACTTTGAATTAGGTCAAGAATGGGCAAATAAAATTAGAATGATACAACCTTATTATAGTAATTATAATAGAAGTACATTTATTGGAACTTTATTAACTTTGTTTCAAAATGATAATTTTGATTTTAATGAGTTTATGCATAAGCTAAGATTACAACCTACTGCTTTAGTAGATTGTTCTAATCGTGAGCAATATAAAACTCTAATTGAAGATATTTATAATTTTAGAAGCAGAAATAAAATAAGTCTTAGATACTAAAAAATTAACCCCGCAAAAACAGCGGGGTTTTTTAATTTAAAAAGGCAGCCCTTACGAACTGCCCTGACAAACTTTAAACCAAACTTACAAACTATATTAAGCCATTATCTTGCATGTATTTTAATCGCGCTGGATGAATACCGCTTTTTGTTTTTTCATCAATTTCAAAACTTTTTGTTTGCCCGCCGTTACTTTGTTTTTCGAAATTATATTCAGCTGCTATAATTTCAAATAATGTTTCATACTTTAGGTTTTCAGTTGGTTTAGATGGATGCTTTACCCGGTTACCATCTTTATTAACCCATATGTTACTATCTGAATCAATTTCAAAATCGAAACCGCGCTCACGTATTTCAGCTTCTAAAATCGCGCGCATTTCTTTAGGTGCTAAACGTGCATTTTTTACAGATTCAACTAATGAACCGCGAACCTTATCTATTTGCTGATTCTTAATATAGCTTTGAAATTTACCTTGTTCTTCTTTAATAGCTTGCTGCATTAGCATTTCTTTTTCATTTAGCTTTGCGTTAGCTAATTCAAGTTGTTGCGTTAGCTGCTGCAACTTTTGCGCATCGGCCGAAGTGTATTCAGATTTAAGTTTTTCCAACGTTTCTAATTGGCTATTCTTTAAATCAGAAACAATAGTTTTAAACCTATCTTTTTTATCTATTGCTTCATATTTTTTTAGGTCAATAGCAAAAGCATCGGCTATCTGTTTTTCTGTTTTTGCGTATGCAGCGCCAAATAGTTCAGCGCTTTTAGCTTCTTCAATCTGTTTGCCTAAACGTTCTTGTACAGTACGTTCAATTTTAGATACATAACCTGTTACGGCTTCATCTAATGTAATTTCGTTAGATTCAAGTTTCTGAATTAGTTCGGGTTCAATACCAAGTTTTTCTACAAATTTGTCAAGCATTTTCACGTGTGTTTATGTTAAAAAATAAATTAGTAAATTCTTCAAATGATATACTTAGCGGTAATTCAAAACCGCTTTTTAAAATAACTTTTGTAAATTCATTGCCATTTTCCCATTCTGATTTATAGAACGTGGCAACTTCATCGAGGTCAATATAACAATAGTCTTCAAGTTCAATAATTAAATCATTTTCATTATCTGACTTTAGATGTTCATCTATTTGTTTTTTGATTTTTGCCGCTGCTTTGTAGTCTTCAATTTTAACAGCTTCATCAAAATCATTTTGAAGTTCCTCAAGTGTTAGCGGTTCTTCATTATATTCAAGTTGAATAACAAATTTATAAAACCTTGCCATATTATCTACGTTTATTTGCGCAGCCGCAACCGCGTTTTGGTGGTGTAACTGTTCTTTGAATTGGTTGCGCTGGTTCTGATACGTGAATAGTGCCAAGGTAGTTATAATTACCTGTTTGCTGTTCGGTGTACCATTGCGCGGGCGTAAATTGGTATTCAGTACCGTTTGTTTTATGCTTTGCTTTTATTACTAACATGCTATAATTCTATTAGTGTAAAGTTAATAAGTTGGTTTGCCTGAAAGATTTTGATAGCTTCAAACCATCTTGTATCGGGTACTACCATACAACCAGCTGACCAATTATCGACAAAACTGCCTATGCCGCCACGGTGAAAGTTTATGCCGTACCAGCCTTTAGTTTTTGTTGCTTTATCTAAGTTTCTGTCTTTGTTTCCATCGCGATAAATCTCAATTGCACCCGCTTGATAAAAATAAGGCGCGCCTAACCACAAAGATGACCACGTGCCCGAAGTGACAAACTTATGTGATGCTATCACTTGCTGCTCGCAGGCAACCGCTGCACCTGTAATGCCGCCAACTGTTAGCGGATTGAAAATATAAAAATCGCCGGGCGTTGTACTGCATGGCATAACCATATCGGCAACCCGATTATTAAACCTGACTACGTAATCAGCAAACTTGTTATCAAATGATTGGTCGGTGCGAATCCAAACTAAATCATTAACAGGTTTTACCCATCCGCGAATGTTCATTTCTGCATCAATCCATTGCTTTGCACCTGTAAGTGTTAACGGTCCAATTATGCCATCAATTGCACCGCTATAATAGCCTCTGTCTTTAAGTAGTTTTTGAAAGTTTTTCATGTGTTATTTTTTAATATAGTTTTGTGACCTTACCGGGTAAGCTATATGCCTACAATTATAACCGCCGCGATTTTGACAAAAGTTTTCGGGCGTTGTATTTGGTATCATGCCTGTACCTTCATTTTCTGCAAATAAAATTTGTTCTTCTAATTCTTCAAATAATATAAGACCTTTTTTACCGTTTTTATCATAATTAACCCATTCCTCACATTGCAATCGGCTATCTTTAACAATAGAACCAACGTAAAGCAAAGCATCCATCTTATAAGACTTTCGTACCGCTTCATTAACTACACCATCGTACTGCAATAACGCGTCACGTGAGGCCTGCAAACTAATTCTTTTTAATATGCCTTGTCGCGCTTCAGTTGTTGTTAATTGGCCTGCAATCGAAGTTACAACATCTGTTAAACTGCTACCTTGGTTAACTGCAATTAACAATTCATTTTTAAGCGGGTTTATTAGATTTACGTTTAAGCCTTGGCCCTGCATTGCTGCTATTACATTATTAACAGCATAGCGCTTAAATGGGTTTAAAAAACTTTTTGTTATATCAATGCCGTTTAATTCTTGTTGCGCAAGCTGTGTATTGGCGCCTATTTCATCAAAGTTTTCTAAGAAACCCGAAACCATTACATTATAACCAGCTTTTTCTAAGAACCTATTAACAGCAGTTTTAAATGAACTTAAACGCACTAAATTTTCCTTTGACCTTACTAAATTGCCCGATGTAGTTCTAAACTTATTAACCCAATCGACTACTTGTTTTACAAATTTCGGTTCTACTTTGTCAAACCTTTTTTGTAAAATTTCTAATGCTTTGTCGTTAATTCGTTCGGGTTTATTGAAGTCCATTATTCAGCATTATTAAATTCATCCATATTAACTTCGGGTATTACATTACTTGCAACAGCATCAAAACGCGGCGCTAACTTTTCATCAATAGCATTTTTAATAGCTGTGTAATCATTGTTCATAATATCAAAGCCTTCATCGTAATACAATTCAGTAACAGCATCAAAAACAAATTGCGCGCTAATTGCATCTTTTTCTGTTATTTGGCCCGATGCTAAAAGCTGTACGCGTTCATCTACCGTATAAAGATAGGCACTATTATACATTGCGCAAATTGTAGCTATTTGGCGCGCTATTGCATCTGAATTATAACGGCGGTCAACATAGCTTATATAACTTTCATAACGTATAGCAGTCGGTAAGCCTTGCTGTGATAGTGCAAATTCAGCCATTAGTTCAGTTTCGGTTTTCAAGTCAAAACTAATAGGCGGGTTAACCATAATTGCGCTTTCAGTATCCATAAACACAATGGCCTGAATGATACGCAAAACATCCTTATAACGCGCGTAAACATCATCTGATATTTTACCAACTTCAATATACTCTGGTTCGCGGTCCATTTCTTTAGCCACGCCCGATTGAGCCGATTTAAGCGAACGGTTAATATTTAACACTTGTTCCGCTTTGCCTAATGCCTCGGTTGCTACTTTGTTAGTTTCTTGAATAGTTGAAACATCAGGGCTATAATAGCGTATTGGTTCTACTTGCTGTTTATCTGAATCGCCAAATTTAGATGTAGTAGGGTTTAGGTTATACGCTGCCAATGGCGTAATGCTTAACGTTTTGCCATGCCCTAAACAAGTTTTACATGTTATTGAAGTGTCATAATCATTTGGGTCTGGTACGCGGCCCACACCATTACAGCTGTTACAATCAACCCCTTCAACAAATTTAATAGGGAAGCATGTCGCAAGCATAACCGATTTATGCTGATTATCAAAAATAGCAGCATCGTTAAGATAAGGTATCGCAGGGCTAAAATCAGACTTATAAATTTTAAACGTATTGCCATAAGAATCATATTTAGGAACAACGCGACCGCCTAAAGTTACCCACGGCATAATACCGCTGTTGTGTTCATAGATAACTTCAAACATTGTTTTGTCACCATAGGCGCGGGCCTGTGCATAAAACATATCGGTAACAATGTGATAGTATAGCGGATTTTCAATACCTAATGTAGCATATTTATTTTTTGATATGCCTTTATATATTAGAAGTCTATATTCAGGGTCATTAAAAACAATCCTGTCAGACTGTATTACTTTCATATCTACATTAACGCGCACGTTATCGCTTTCAATACCTTCACCTTTAGGTTCGATAAGCAAAACCGCGTTAGGGTCTAAAACGCGATTAGGAATAAAAACAGAAAATACAAAAGACTGCAAATTATTTTCGCCAAACTTTTCATTTTCTGCGAATTGCTGCATGTCCATATTTTCAAACCTAACAGAATGCTTTGCAGAACTTAGAAGCCTATGCAGTTCGGTTATTGCCTTAACAAGTGGCGATTCTGTTTTAGGCTGATATGTATTTTTACGATAGTTTAATATCTGTTCATCTTCATTTGGGAATGCCTTATCCAACGCGGGCGGCACTTCACCGTAGAAGTG